GCTTCGCGCAGCGCCTGGCCGTGCTCCTGGCCGCTGAGCCGCCGTTCCATCGCCGCATCGGCGGCGCCGAGCGCCATCTGATGCGCTTGCTCGCGCAGCGAGTGCTGGCGCTGCAGGGCATGTTCGGCCGCGGCCGTCGCCATGTCGTGCCCGCGCTCGCCGACGAGCTTCGATTCCTCAAGGAAGAGCGCGAGTCGTTCGACGCGGGCCGAGAGCTCGGCCACCGCCAACTTGACTTCGTTCGATTCGCGCGATCGCTGCGTCTCCATTTGCTCCTGCATGGTGGCGATCTGGTATTTGCCTTGCTGCTCGACCACGCGCCCCTGCTTCTCCTGCGCCGCTTGGCCGAGCGCCTGTTGCAGCTGTTGAATCTGCATCTGCATTTGTTGGACTTGCTGCGGACTGATGGCGGGCGGCGGTTGATCGGAGAGCCACGGCATCGTGTGGTCGCGGTTTTTCTTCAGCAGCGCCGCGACGTGGTCGGCCCACGGCTCGCCGCGATAGGCGAAATATTCCGGCCCGATCACTTGCATCATCGCGGGATCGGCCTGGAGGATCGCGCCCATCTCGGTCTGCCCTTCCTGGCGTTCATCGGCGTACGACTTGCCGATCGAGACTTCGACGCCGTAGCGGCCTTTGGACAGATCGTAATGCTTGGCGGCGTGATTGGGATTCGCGACTTGCTGATCGGTGGTGGCCTGCTCCTCCGGCGTGTCATAGGGCAGGAGCGTGGGGCGCCGGCCATTTGGCACGAAGGGATGATTGAGCGCGACGAGCTGCGTCTTCGCGTCGCTCTTGCCGAGCACGCGCGCGAGCCGACCCGGCCGATCGTATTTCTTCGGGATCAAGTCGAGAATGATCTTCGCCTCGTAACTCATCGAAATCTCGGCGAGGTTCGCCAGATACGGGGCATTCGATTCGATGCTCTGCGTCTGCAGCGCATTGATCGCCACGCCGGAGCGAAACGCGGGCGTCTCTTGGCCGAGCGCCGGCGGATGCACGGCGGTGGCACTCTGCACGAACATCTGCCCGAGCTGCAGGAGCTGCATCGACGGGCCGAGCCGCTGCGTGTCCACTTGCGTCCGCTGCGGCGGCGCCACCGGCACCCCATCGACCATCTGGTTGTAGTAGAGGACGGGAAGATTTCTGGTATTCACCTGCTGGATGAACGGCTCGAGGCCGGCAAACGTGCCCCAGGGGGCCGTGTACGGCGCGCGCGGTTCGAGGGCCGCCATCTCCACGGCGCCCGACGCCGAGTAGTTCGTGATGCGGACCGCGTCCTTCGCGTTATGCACCAGGCCGAACCAGCGGCGCCGCCCGCGGACCGGTTGCAGCTCGCGGCCGACGCAGGGCACGAGCGGAATAAACTGCCCATCCCACGGCTGTTCGGGATCGAGTTCTTCGATCGCGTTGATGGTGCGCCACGTGACTCCGCGCTGCTCGCGATCGGGCACCTTGCGCTTATCGGTCGGATGTTTGGTGCGCCCGGGCGGAATCGCGTCGGCCTCGACGACCGAATTGTCATCGAGCAAGACGCGCTTCACTTTCTCAATCCGGACGCGCCAATCTTCGGCGACGCGGATCATGCGGGTCTCTTCGCCGCCGTCGCCGACCCGGACCCAGCTCGACGTGCGCTCGTCGGTGGACAACTCCGTGAATTGGTCCGCCTCAGCGCGCGCGAGCCGGGACTCGCCGTACCGTTCTTTGTAGACGAGCCACGGCAAATCGTAGACGACCATCGCGCGGCGCCCATCGGACCAATCGGGCTCGAGGGCCCCCGGATCGAAAAAGACATTCCCCTGATAGAGCACGCGCTTGATGACGATTTTTTGGTCGAGGGGATGCCCGCCTTCTTCGTCGTACTCGCAGTCGATGCGATAGGCGCCGCGTCCGGCCCAGAGCGTGCGATCGAAGCCCCAGCGGCGCGCGAGTTCGGCGCGGGAATCGCGCTCGATGGCGCGGTAGATGCCGGCGAGAATCTCCGCCGTGTCATCATCCGCCTCACTCGTCAGCGCATGGACGCGGACGCCGAGATTGGCCGATCGTTCACTGGCCGCGACGAGCGCGATCGGTTCGTCGAGGGTGGCCACTGAAATGCACGGGCGCGCGGGCACCGGCACACCGGCCACGGTCGTGGAACTCCGCATGTCGCGGACCTCCTGCGGCCACGCGCCATCCGCCGCCTGAAAGGCGAGCGCTTCTTCTTCGTCTTGGCGCTGCGCTTGTTCGACGCTTTGGACCCACTTGAGCCACGCCACGGCCTTGGCGATGCTGTCGTCGTCGTCGTCGTCGTCGGGGGAAGTGGACCGTGCCACGGGCCGCGCCTCACGCGCTGTCGGGCGGCGGCAGCGCCAGCACCTGTGTCAGCCGGTCCAGTTCCTGGCGATAGAACGTCAGCAACTGGTCATCCGGCCACTGGTCGGCGTGGACGCGCCACGCGGACGCGAGGTGCTCGGGGTCGAGCGCGTTCGCGCGCCGGCGAGACGCATCCGCATCAATGAGGGCCGTGATCGCGGCCAGGGGCACCCCGTCCCGCGTGGCCTGCTGATACGCGCGATGCCGCTGCTCCGATTGGGTCAGCAGCGCGGCGACTTCGGTGCCGATATCAAGAACCGTCGGGTCAGGAACCGGGGCCCTGCGGGGCCGGGCGGACATGGCTCACGCCCGGCGTCCGCGTGGGCTCGTGCCGGTCGCCGCGGTCATGCCGGCCTCGGCGCGTGCGCCGTCCTCGGGCATGTGCGGCGCGAGATGCTCGTCGAGATGGTCGTGGACGTCGCCCATCGTGTTGTGCGTGTAGCGATCCGGTGACCCGGTCGGCAGGCCGTCTGCGTTGCGAAAATGATGCTCGACGATGACGCCGTTGTTCGATGGAATGATCCGCATGTGGTCGAGCGACCGACCCGCCCGACCTCGGACGCTCGTCGCGAAAGCCGGCGAATAGACGTGGATGGCCACTCAGTAACCGCCCGCCCATTCTACACCCGCATCCACACACCCCCCCTCAATAGCCGAGCCACGAGTGCGGGCTTGCGTGCGCGAACGGATTCGCCGCCTCCAGCTCGCGCCGACGCGCCTCGGTGCGCCGATCGGCGATCGCCTGCTCACTCGGGCGCCGACAGAAATGCAGCAGGAGGTACAACACACACTGCAGCGCGTTATGGTAGTCGTCATCGTCCTTCGGTCGGCGGATCGCTTCGTGGCTGACCGAGATCACCTGATCGTCCCAGACGTAGCCGCCGTCCAGCGCGTAACTGACAAAGGGCCGCTGACTGACGCCCTCGAGGGTCGCGACCAGCCAGCGGGCGGGATCGTCGTGCAGCCCGAACGCCTCCTCGGGGCCGACGCGGCGCCGCAGGTAATCCGCCAACTCCTCGATGAGGGCGAGCTTGACATCCGGGGCATCGGCATCCGGACGCCAGATGGGCGTGATGCCATGCGCCCGCAGCGCGGCATGGATGAGGCCCGCGCGACTCGTGAGCGGGGGCGCAGTGCGGCCGGGCTGGTGGTGATGCGCGCCCATGGGCGGCGCACAGCTCTCGACGCGGGCGCTAGGAAACCACTCCGTGCGGTAGCGCAGGACCAGCGGCACGAAGTCAGTCATCATCAGGTGCTGGCCCTGGATCCCAGCGAGCAACCGGAGGCCGCCAAAGTACCCGCGTTGCGCGGCGATCCAGCAGGGATTGTGCTGGCCCCAGTACCAGGCTTCGAGCACCGGCGTCTCACTGCGGATCGTGAGCGCGCGCCGGTGGATCCGCCGATCGTAGACGCCCTCAAAGACCGCCTCGCCGGTGACGTTCGGCCCGCGCTGCCCCAGAATCAACGTCTGATGGCGGGGATGCTCTGGCGGGAACTCCACTTCCAGCGCGGTGAGCTGCTCGGCGCTCAAGTTATGGGCGTTGTCATAGATCGACAAGCCGTAGTACTTCCGTCCCTTGATGCGGTTATCGATCGGGAACTGCTTGGCGAGCCAGTGATCGGTGTCGGGTGGATTCGGACTGAACGTCAGCTGCGTGGCAAAGCTGCGGCCGAGCGCGCGCGCGGTAATGTCCGGCCGCAACGGAAACCGGAGCTCGCTCGCAATATCGGCGGGCAACTCTTCGGCTTGGTCCACGTAGATGCGACTGACCGAGAGGCCTCGGATTTTTTTGTAACGCGTGTCGGCGTCTTGGCTGACAGTCTTCAGCCCGAAACAATAGAGGCGCGATCCGGTGGGCAGATCGTAGGAGTTTTCGGTCGCGTTCCAGCGGCCTAAGTCGGTGCCATGGATCCGCGCGACGCGTTCCAGTTCGGGCCGTAACAGGGTCTTCGTCGCATCGTCGCTGAAGCGCGCGAGCAACGCCCACAGCCCAGGAGACCGGCGGAGGGCGTCCAGTTCTTTCCAGAGGCAGCAGATCGTTTTACCCGAGTTGCGCGATCCTTCGAGATCAATCTCGGGCGTCGTGTCAGCTAGAAAGTTGGCGTGCGGGCCACGAAATTCAAGCATGTCAATACCCGAGCCACATGAACTTCGCCATCTTGCTCAACTAGCGATTTCGGATGGACTGTCACCAATCCCCTCGTGGCGGGTCCCCCGCCCGGCGCGTAGCGTGTTCATGGCCGCGTTGATATCGCGGTCGTGTGTTGCTCCACAAGCACAGCGCCACTGCCTTACCTTCAATCCGGCCCAGCCAGTGGGGCCAGTTTTTGCCCCGCACGCTGAGCACGTCTTGGTGGAATTGCGACCCGACACCTCAACATACTTGGTACCGCCTAGACGGCTTTTGTACGCAAGAAACTGTCGAAGCTGGCTATGTCCGGCCGATTGGACACTTTTCCCAAATGTCGCTCTTATGGCCGCCGTGGGGTCGCGTGACCAGACGATCAGCCGATTCTGTTGTACGAGCTGATGCGAGAGCTGGTGATTGCGATTTTTGCGGCGATTTGCGATGCGTTCGTGGAGACGGCTCGCAAGGGCGCGACGTCGGCCGCGTTGAGCCTGGGCCAATCGCACGGCGTCGGCGTCAAGCTCCTTCGGATGTGGAATTGTCTCGCCCGTGGACAGCGTCAGCAACGATGTAAACCCGGGATCGATGCCCACTTCTCCTATGCCCGCTTGCTGCGGGCGTGGCTGGCCGTCAATGCTGAGACACGCGTACCAACCCGACGCCCGCCGCATGATCCGAATCTGCTTGACCCTGCCCTCTGGAATGGCCTGGCGATGAAAGCGGAACGGTCCGTGACGGCCGCAGTGAATCCGATCCGCTTCGATATGCAGACATTGATCGAAGACGAATGAGTTCAGGCGATGCCGACGCCCTTTGAGATGCGGTCGGCGTCCGAGGCGCTTCAAATAGCGCTGCCACGCTAGATGCGCGGTGCGAACCATGACCCGCAACGTATTTTGCGGGATGCCGAGCCGCGCGCCGTGGCCATTGAGGCGCGCCTTCAAGTCATACGCGCTGCAAGAGGTGTCGTGCTCGATGGTTTTGATCGTCCAGTTGTAGACGCCCGTCAGATGCCACAGCCAACGCGTGAATCGGCGCTCTTGACTCGGCTTCAATCGAAGTTTGACGGTGCAGCCAATCACGTTGTGCTTCCTTCTGCAGATGTGCTGCCGTTGTCGGCGCTCAATCGTGCAAACGTCCGTCGCACCGCGCTCTGCACGAGCGCGATCATCTCGCGGCGAAATGCTTTATCTTTGAGCGCCTCTGTGACGAGATCGTCCACGATCCGCTCTGCCGCGCGGCTGACATGTCCGACGACGGAGCGCTCAGCGGCGTCTTGCAGCAATTTTTCTACGTGCGTCATGGTGTCCAGAGCCGGGTCAAGTCAATTGGCAGGGCGGCGAAGGGTTCCACGCGGGCCACGTCCCGGCCACTCCACACGCCGATCAGCGTCCACGCGTACGGCGCATCCTTGTCGGGCAGATGTAGCGGACGGCCCCGATACGCCTCCAAGGTTTCCGTCACCGGATTGACGAGCCACGCCCAGCGGACGCCTTCCATCAGATAGACGTCCATCTTCTGTGCCCGGTCCCAGCGTTCCGTGGACGGGCTGACGACCTCGCAGATCCAGTCTGGCGCCACGGTGACGTGCATCATGGCGATCGCCTGCGGCGGCCACCGGTCGCGGCGCCAGCCGGCGAGGTCGGGCACCAGCACCTTCGGCTCAGCACCGAAATGGAGCTCCGGCTCGTCCAAGATGATCCAGCCACCGGGGTCATCGCCGCCCGCCTCGCGGTCGAATGGCCCGAGCAGGACGCCGAGCCGCGAGCTGCTGTGCGCGTGGCGCACGGCCGGGCGCGGGGTCAGGAACAGGGTGCCGTCGATCAGTTCGGCGATGACGGTGTCGGGCGCGGCGAGCACGTCCGCATAGGTCGCCCGGGTGTCAGTCGTGTCCATTTCGTTTCTCAGGCCGCTGGCGGCTGCACGCGAATCACGGCCTCGGCCCGCCGCGCGTAGTGATGCCCCTGCCGCGCGACAAAGCCCGCCGCGGCGAGTTCTTCGAGCGCGGCGTGGACCATGGCATAGTCGGCCTCCGGCCCGGCGTGGCGGCGCTCAAGTTCGCGCACGGCGTCATCGATCCGTTTGCCGCCCCGGTCGAAAAAGCCTTGCGCGACCAGCGTCGCGAGTTGCCCCGTGAGGCTGGCCCCCTCGACGTGGGTCAGGACGGGACGCGACGGCGGCGCGACCGGGGCCGGCGGCGGCGGGGGCACCGGCGGCGCACGGCGGTCGTTTTCGATCGCGATCAGTTCTTCCCGCAGTCGGCGATTGACTTCCCGCAGGCGCGCGTTTTCGGCACGCAAATCGTTGGCTTCGTCGAGCGTCACGGTAGCCTCGTCTTTCATTGTAGAAGAGCCGCCGCAGGCGATGCGCCGCGCCGTCTCCGCCGGCATCCACGCGGGCTGCACATAGGTCTTCGTACAGGCGCCGCCATGCACGACATAAAACTCGCCGAGCCGCAGCTGCCGCAGCTGGGTCGCGCTCGGTCGGCTCAAGCCGGCGGGCAGATGGGCCAAGGTCCGCCGCACTTCGTTTTCCTCCCGCTGCAC